GTGACCATGTAGGTTTGGGCTATAAACTGTGTTGTCTCACTATAATCAAACCAAACATCTGTTGGCTCTGTGATTATTAAGTTTTCAGCTTTAGCCGGAGATGCAAAAAGAGAGAGAATAATTGCAGGAATTAATATCCATGCACTTTTATTAAATCTTAATTTTCTCACATAACAATTGTATATGAGTTAAAATTAAGTTGCGTATTCAACTCCACTAATCGACAGAGTAATACTTGCATTTGCTTGAGAAAGATAAAGATTGGAGTTAGCAGGAAGAACAACAATTCCGTTATAAGCAACTGTTTCGTTTGGTGCAACAGTAAATGATTTTAGAATTGCATTATTATTAGCAGCTGCTGAGACACCTGACACAAGTAAATGTAAACTGCATGTTGCTGCACTTGATGTGAAGTTGCACAAGTTAATGTTTTTAACAATAGAATAGCTTCCAGCATTGTTTGATATAGTAACAACATTAGCTGCAGTGTCAGCTCCGATATACAGAAGCTTTGGTGTTAAGTTTGCCATTTAAACCCCCATCCACTGCAAGATAGCAGTGTCATATGTATATGTATTCATGCTTTGAATCGTATTTGAATCAAGAACATGGTCAACAACAGCCCCGGCTAAATGGTTCTGTGCTGTAGTACCATCATACCCTCTAACGCTTATAGTTAGAACATCTCCTGAACGAGAAGACACGAGCATTTTTTCTTCCGCTGCTTCACCACGACTTACAATGATTGCAAATGGATTGTTGGCACCTGTGGGGAAAGACGAACCGGAACCAAGGGTAATAGATGACGCTGAGTTTGCGACATTGCTTGGCAATGTCGTGCTTAAAACAGCTCCAGCAAATTCTCTTCTTTCCATTTAAACCTCTTTAGTCAAGGCTGATGTCAAGATCGCCTGTTGCGATTCTCAATGTATCGCCTGCATCAAGGCTTTTACTTGTTGCGAGAGTTCCCCACACAAGCAAGTTGCCTGTTGTTAAAGCATCAAAAATACCAATTGCGACAACCGTACAGGCTGGCATATTAGTGAAGTCAATGTTCCCAGTGTTTTGGGTTGCACCACTTGATGCAGCATCAAAAGCAGCAGTCTGACGAGCGTATGAACCACCACTGACCTGTGTTCCACCACCCGTATCATTTGGTGCAGCCGTATAAAGTGCTACATAAACAGTCGATGGCATTGTGTATGCCGTTGTTCCCAAAATGTGGTCAAGAACTTTGTCCTCTAAGTAATTACTAAGATTACCTGCCATAATTAATCCTCCTTAGATGCGAGATACTCTTCGATTTCGTGAGGATCCGCTCTTCTAAAATTTTCAAGACTCAAAAGGAATGCATATTCCTCGTCTGAGACTTCTTTCATGGAATCTTCTCTTGAAAAGAAAAGATTACCAGAGCTATACGAAGCTCCGCTTTCAAAAATAATCAAATTAATTGCATTTGATTTTTTAGACACTTTTGCTGGTTTTTGTTCAACACTATCTTCTGTGATTTCTGCTTTAACCTTTGGCTTTGCAGCAGCCTTTTTTGCCGGAGCCTTCTTTGCTGGCTTTGCTTCTTCACCTGATGTTGCTTTCGATGTAACGATATTATCAGTCATGGTTAATACAATACCACACTTGCTTAAATAATGCGAAAGGGAGGGGATATTTCACCCCCCCCCGATCACAAATTTTTTAATTATTACTTACAGTGTACGAAGCTTAACATTCTTACCGATTACATACGAATCAGCATTTTCAATGTTACTTGCTACTCTCATGAACTGAGTGTACTCAATGGTGTCTGTCTTTGGCTTGAACTGACGGTACACAGTGATGTCACGGTGAATACCGATAACACGGTTGTTAGGGAATGTTAGTTCAATATGACCATGTGATCCTGTTGCACCTGAGTAGTCACCCGTAGCCGTTTCTGGCATCAAAGGAACTTCAAGCAAAGGAATACCGAATGGTGAAATTCCAGTTGAACCCGGACCACCATTTCCACGCATTGTGCCCTGAAGGAATGCCACATCGCCGACCAATGAGCCGGGAGATGGTGCACCTGCAGTTGCAGCGGTTGCATCGTTTGGATTACCTAAGCTGTAGATGGTGTCTTGAACATTGCCTGAACCAGAGAAGAATCTTAGTTCATTTCTGCGCTGAAGATACTTGGTTGGCATATTGCGAAGAATGCGATCATAAGTAGCTCTTGAAACCTGATTACCAGCTTCATCGACTACACGACCGTTTGTCTTAGCAAGTTTAATAAAACCATCAAGAGCCTTGAGAAGACCGTTGTTGGAGCTTGTGTTACCGTTGATAAAGAGATCATCAAGGTCGTTTGCAGTCTGGCGAGCCATCATCTGTGCGATGTGGTCCTCCAAAGAAGCTCCCTCAATGTTGTCTTCCAACGACTCAGTTGACAGTGCCCAGTCAAGACGAAGCTTGACAGTAGACAAAGAAACTTTGCTGAATGTGACGGCTGCATTTGCACCGTCATCTGTTGCCTCGGTTGCCTTTGAAAGCAAGCGGGTGCCTACAGAAACCTTATCGATTTCCATTTGTGGTGTACGCATACGAACGACTCTTGCGTTCTGCATAAGTACAGACTGATCAATAACAAAATCAAGGAAGCGGTTTGACTGAGCTGGTTTCATCAAACCACCCGAATCATTGCCTACAACCCCAGTTGTTACTTCATTAGCCTTTGATAGAATTTCTTCTTGTGATGCCATATCTTTATTTCCTCCTATTATGACTTATAGCCCAAGGAGTTAATTAAACCTTGTGGCAAATATGTATTGTCCCAAATTGATGATGGAGCAGACTTAGTAAGTTCTTCGCCCTCTTCGTCATCTTCTGGGTCAACGCTTTTCTTGATAGCTCCGGACTTAGCAAAGGCTTGAACCTTCTCTTCTTGTTCCGACAGAGATTGCTCTGTTGCTTCTAATTTTTCTTGTAGTTCAGTTGCTTGAACTTCAAATCCCTTGGTGATGGTGTCGATTTTTTCTTGGACCGAAGCTTCAACCTCTTCTTTAATTGAAGTAGCGAAGGCAGCCAGTTTTTCGTCAACCACAGCACTAAGAGCATCTTTAAGGATTTCTAGATCCATAATTTCCTCCTGTGTGTTTTCAGTTACTTCAATTTGGATTGAAGCATTTTCTTGAACATCTGGAACAAGCCAATTGACCATACGCTTAAGTAGCGATAATCTTGATTCCTGTTCATTCATGTCTAAGACCTTATCATAATTTACATCATTTTGCAATTCACTCTCTTGCATTTTAATTGAATCTGCGTCTATGTCTAATTTATCAGACATTTCAAGCGCATAAGTTAGCAATGCATCGATTGAGTCAGTTGCATATTCTTCAGATGTATCATCTTCGAATTTGTTTGTCATAGTAGACTCCTTTTTCTTTTTCTTAGGCTTTCCGGGAAATGGACCTTGATAACTACCTTGAGTAGGATTCTTGATACCGGCTCCCATTGAGCCTGCTGTGACTTCTCCCTCTTTCTTCATACCTTTTTCTTTAGTATTCTGATAGCGTTCAAGAAGCCTCCGACCTTTTGCAGCAAGCTGTGCTGCATCTTGTGCGTTCTGTGGAACTGGTTCCCCCCAAGCTGCTGCTGAAAGCGCAAGCCTTGTTGGTCTACCTTTTGAGTCCTTCATTGGACCAGATGGATTTGTAAAGAAGCGTGTTAAGAAAGAACCTTTTCTGCGCATCTTTTCTGGTGTGTCTGCTGCACCCCTCACACCCGGCTTAAGGTTTGCACCCTCTGTTTCTTTGAAGTGTCTACGACCTGCTGCTGTAAGACCGCCCTTGGGGTCTTTGAGAGGAGAGGCTTTGTCAAGAACATAGTCAAGACCGCCATCATCACTTCTCTTGATGATATCGACAGTTGCCAGAGCGTTGGCTGGATTATCAACGACACTTAATTCACCAAGAACATATTTCTCAATAACATTGACTGGGCGACCACGGAACATCTTTTCTGCAGACTCACTCTTCTGAAGAACCTTGCCTCCAATAGAAAAAGCCTGAAGGGTTCCGTCAAGGATCTTTTCCCAAGTATCTTGGGCACCCTTTGAAATATAAGCGTCTACACGAATAGCGTTGTATTCTTCGCCATCCTCCCCTTTGATCTTGATAGGTTCAAAGTTGACAGCCTTGCCAACAGCAACAGGAGAATGCATCTCACGGATGTTTCCTCCCCAGTTTTTAAATGCCTCAAGAGATGCAGAAAAGTCAACAATATCACCAGATTTGTCAACATTGTCAGCTGTAGCGATACCGCTAATAATCCTCTGCTCTTTCTTGATCATTTCAATCGGGAAAGATAAATTAAAATTTTCCATGATTACCTCGTAATTTTAAATTATACACTATTATGTGTATAATCACCCAACTGCATAAGCTGAAAAGCTAACGCCTGCTGTAACGATTTTGATTGTTGTATAGTCACCCGGAATTTTGTGATAGGTGTGACTGCCATCGTCTGGTGAATGCGGGATAAGAACTTGGTGTCTTCCATTAAGTTCAATAATCGCACTTGTTGTGTTGCTCTTATTCCATACAAACAGATAATCAGTATGGTGTCCAATTGACACTTCACCGTCTGTGCTTGCGATAGCTGTTGTTGTATATACAATACTACTCATTATTTTCTCCTTCAAATACCTTAACGGTATCTATGTTGTCGCCAGAGTCTTGACTCTGACCTCTTTCTTTTTGATCTCCAGAACTTTGAACACCACTTGGTGTTGCGCCACTGTCTGATCTAGATTTTGGTGGATTAGAAGAAGCATTATTGGAATTTCCAACTGGTGCTCCTGCGTTTTCTTGTTTGATTTTTGTTGGGAAAGGAAGAACATCATCGCCATCCTTCCGTTCTGGGAATCCAATTTTACCTCTAACCTCATTAGGACTGATAACTTCAGTTCGAAGGTAGCGGTCATAAATTCTTGATTCCATGTCTTCGTCAAGCAAGTCAATCTTCTTAAGCTTGAATTGAAGGAGGTCTGTGAACTCCGCAAGAAGTCTATTAATCTTCTTTTCGATGATTGCTTGGTCTGGACCAATAACTTGCATCTTGAATGTCTTATCCGCATCTCGTGATACAGCAAGGTTTGCATTATCGTAAACGCCGACTTTTGGTGCGGGGACTCTGTTCGCTACTAGGATTTCATCACGGTTTGATTTGCGGTACTTGTCAAAAGAAGCATCTTGAACTCCGGCTTCAAGTTTTTCAAATTTAATATCAGAATCAGAACCGATACTTGCTGGAAGAGGAATAACAAGAGTTCCGTGGTTTCGACCTTTAACCTCATTGCGGAAATAATTAACAAGTTCAGCTTTTGATTTATTACTTAATTTCGCACCTTTAAGAATAATTGCATAACGAGGAATTGCTTTATTTTCAAAGTAATCAATGTTGTACTCTTTTGCAAACTTATCCCCAACAATAGCTGCTGCTGCAGAAACTGCTGCGGGAATACCGTAGTATGTGTTATTTGGAGAATACATTTTGAAATGAATAACTTCATTGGGGCTTGGGTCTCCATTAATAGGATCCTCCATTTCCAAATCTTGAAAGTTTCTGAAGAAGATTGCTTGAACTTTATTAGCTCTTGAAAGCTGAACAAAACCATCTCTGTGTCGTCTTACACGAACCATCGTTGCAGGAATGTGACCAATGTAGCCAACTTTTCCTTCGTTATTCCGACCAATTTCAAGATAGCCATTTCCAACTGTAAGGCAATCTTGCCAAACACGAACCATTGTTTCAATCAATGTCTCTTCAACATTGAAGTCTTCAAAAAGAACTTCTAGTTCTTCTCGGAGATCTTGCAAACCCTTCCGAGTTTTTTCAAGCTTTGCGGGATCTGATTGAGACTTCTCAATACGCCTTCTTGATTTCAATGTCTCAGTAAATTCAAAACCAAGACCAACCGTATTCATCACTCTTGCGTTAATAGCTGCGTAATGAATGGCACTTTGATCGTAAAGGATAGCGAGGTTGTCCAAGTCATATGGTGGATTTACAATGTCCCAAAGGGAATATCCATTAACAACTTCTGGATCAAGATACTTAGACTTAGTACCATCTTCGCCTTCATGTCTCTTCTGAAGACGCTGAGCTTTTCTTTTCATTTTTGGAGAAAGGCTTGAAATTTTTACTTCCGA